CGTTGGCTAAGTTCACTGTAGCGTTTTCGCCTTCACCTAGTTTTTTAATAAACTCTTGAAACACCTCAGTGCCTTCACGTAATGTTCCATTTGTATTTGTCATACTAATGCCCATTCGTTCAAGTGGTTTTATTAATTCACCAGTGCCTAGTTGTGCTTGACCTAATCGTCTTAGGAAGCGTTGCAAACCAGTATTAAACTGATCTTGTCCAATACCAGCCCGGTTTGCTACTGCGCCATATTCGCTTAGGAACCTGGAAGTAACACCTAGTTTGGCGCTTGCTTTACCGAGCGAATCAATCGCACTGAAACTCTTTGCTCCAAAGACGAGAAAAGCGGCTGTTGCCGCTACTGTTGCCGCTGCTAACGACTTCATGCCTGTTGTTGCTATGTTGAGTCCAGCGGACGCACCAGACTTACCTATACTTGCAACTGCCTTTGCTGCTTTAGCAGCATTGGTGTCAGTCTTTTTTAGCGAAGCATTGAGTTTCTTTATATCTTTAGATGCTTTGTCATTTGCTTCTATTATAATATCATATCTTACTGTCATATGTTTTATTTCCCTTTGGCTAAACTAGCCTTATATTCATAATATTTCGCCCATGCAAGCAACTCAGTGCGAGTGAGTTTTTTCATCAACTCACCAACTGGCATATGAAGTTGTTCTGCTAATTGGAACAAGAAGAATATCTCCTTGTCCTTAATTAGTTTCCCAAATCAGTTTCGTCCACCTCTGATGATAGTGCATTCATCTGGTTTACTATACGCAAGATGACTGCTGGGTCAACACTGTTCATTAGTGTTACTTTGTCTGCATTTGTAAATACTCGTTTGCCTTCCGCATCACAGGCACGATTAACTAGTGACTCACATAGTGCGTCTACTTGTTTTCCTTCTGTGTGAAGTGCAATAACTTTTTGTTCGGCAGCAAAACTTACTGCTGCTTTGAAGAATAATGTAGTTTCCCATTCAGGGACTTCTACTGATTTCATATCTTGTGACACTATCATTTTGAAGTGTTCTGCTGCTTTGTTAATTACGCTCATCTTGGTTTCCTTGTTCGTTTGAGTGCAGGGTTTATCATACCTGCTGGGGCTTGGCGACTACCGCCTTTTTCCAATATATCTATATATGGAACTTTGTTTGTAAACAGGACAAACTTAGTATCGCTACTTGCTTTTCCTATTTGATTGTAATACTTGTTAACCCAACCACGCTGTGCGCGACCTGAATCAACTGGGGTTAATTTTTGGATATTCTTTAACAGTTTATCCGAGTATTGTTTGAAATCATGCCCAATCTCGGCACGCAAATCTTTCATAGTTTGTTTACTTTGATTGGGCATAGGTTACTTTACGCTTCTACGCCGCGCGTTAGAACACCAGTGCCTTGGAATGCAATTGATCCCGAAACGTTGTCTTCTGTAGCGCCTGTAAGTGCGAATGAAGTAATGATAACACTGCCACTGATCTTCCAATCTGTTGCTGTGTCGTCGCCTTCTGGGAATACGTCTAATACGTAAGTGTTACCAACTACGATATCACCATCTTGACGTGCCCATACTAGGTCGGCTGAGCCGTCCCATGATTTGAACGTAACTGCATGTTCGCGATAACTCAAAGAGTCAAAGTGCGTGCATTCGGTTAGATCCGCTGTTTCTGAAATTGAATAAGAAGTAAGTTGAGCAATGGCTGAACCACCTGCTTTTAATACTCCGTTCTTGCCTGCTGTGCATGACATAAATTTTATCTCCTAATTTAGTCTATTTATACAGTATAACAATAGGTCACACCAAACGTTACCCTAACGGTAGCGAATGGTGATGCTTCACCTAAGTCAACTATATCTATGTTTGTTAATTCAATGCTATTTACTAACGAATTAATTTCTGTATCATTATAGATTGATTCTTCAATTGCTTCAATTGCAACATTTCTCTGTGTGTCTCTATCTCTACCATTTACGGTAATGACAATTGCAATGTCCATATTGCATTCACGTAGAGTTTTAGTAATGTTTAATCGTTCCTCATTTGAAGATTCAAGGTAAGCAGCAGGGAACCCAGTCCTTGGTAATTCTTCCGCAATTATCGGATCCCTTACCACTGTATTGAATTTAACACTTCGTTGATCTTTCGCAACTTCGTAAAACCTTTTTACTATGTTTTCCCTTTTACTCATATTATCTATATAACCTTGTTTGTGTCATAGTGGTAACTTCTGACGCTGTTATAGCACCATCACCATCACTATCGTATTCAATACCTAGTTGAAACTGTGTATTGATCTCTTCTGCGTATTGTGTCTTATAGAATGCAGTCTGTTCCATAAAGGTATCATCAATTCTATATGTTGATAACTTAGGTAAGATGTATGCACTCAAGGCACGATATACAGTAGCAGGTTTCCATTGAGTCTCAACCAATTTGGTCTTATCAAACTGAGCCTTATCTTCAAACTTATCCCAATACCTAATCCTAATTTGGTTAGTAACATCGGTTTCCGCTAAAGCAAGTTCATCGCTCCAATCTGATACACCATGATCAAAGATGTCATGAATATATACTGTTAAATCATCGTTTGTAGCAAATGCCATTATAATCTCCGTTAATAGGGGATCTTGCGATCCCCGATATATGTGTTAAACTTATACTAGTTCAACGATGCGTGATTGGTCAATAAGACCAGCAGCGCCTGCGTAAGATGCAACAATGTCTGTTCCAACTGCTTCAGCGCGACGTTGCATTTCCATGTCAAGTCCACCTTGTGATGCAGTGCGCATTGCGTCAGCACCAAATACAACACCTAAACCAGTCATGTGTGCAGATTGGAATACAGAGATACCAGCAACCTTAGTAACAAAACCGTTACGTAGTGCTTCAGTCTGGTAATCACCACCAGCGAACGCTGCTCCTCCAATCGCTTTCATAAGAACAGCGGCGTAAGCAGGAGAAACGATAGCCATTAACTGACCCATTTCACCAGCCTGACGGATAGTTGCAGCAGCATCCCACAATGGGTTGATAGTTGCGTCAGTTGCTTGTGTAACAGTAGCAGTTAACAATTCAGTTACAACTGCTTCGTCATACTTTTGTGCAACAGCGTTGCCCAATACACGACCTAGTTCAGTAGGGTTAACACCACCAAGATCACGAAGAGTGTCACGTGCTGCGAACAAATCCAAAGTGATTGTGTTGTTAGATGCTACTACTTTAGTAGAAGTGATGTCATCTACAGCGTGTGCTGCTTGAGTCAATACTTGTGCAGAAGTCTTTGCGAATACTGGAACCTGTGCAGAAAAAGATCCTGCTGGAACTACGATGTTTGGAATGATAAAACCATTCATGAACAAACTGTTTTCTTGTGCTGCGTATACTGCCGCTGCTTTGGTTGGCACCATTAATGCCGATAAATCATATGCTGTGTTAAAAGCCATTTTAATATTTCCTATTAATTATTATTAAACCTTACCTTCTTGTTTCCATTTGCGATAAATGTCACGATGTTCAGGTCGGTTCATATCTAAGTCAGCAAGTGTAACATTATTGTTATCTTTTGGAGTGGTGTTGCTCGTAGAGTCTGTTCCACTAGGTCCTGCTGCTTTGAAGTAAGTGTTCGCTGTCAAAAAGTCTTCAACTAATTGACTAACTGTCATTGGTTCGGAATCATCATTATAACGGATATTTTCACCATCCATAATAACGACCTTACCATCTGTGTCTAATTTAACCTGTTCACGAAGTAACTTCGCAGTTTGTTCAGGTGCAATAGATTTCAGTTGTGATGCTGCATCAATAAGAGCACCATCAATCTTAATACGTTCTAATTCGCCGCGCAGCGAAGTGATCTCAGTATCAGACTTAGTTTTGTGCTTTTTCATCAATTGATCAAAGTCTTGCCTTTTAATGAGAGCATCGTCTTCAACTTGTGATTGCAGACTCTTTAATTCTCTATATTCATTAGGGTCAATTCCATCATAAGACGACTTGACCTTGGCGACACGTTTAGCAATGATGTCATTCATCTCTTGTTGAGTAAATGTCTTTGCAACTTCTTCCTGGATGGTATTTTCCTGTGATTCAACTCCAGTGGTTGATTCCTCAGTAGGTGTTCCTATGATAATATCAGTCATATCTGTTTTAATCCTTTTTTTAGGGGTGATGAGTGCAGCCTTATGCTGCATTACATCTATTTAGTCTTCAAAT